CTAATACTCTTAAACCTTTCTATCTCTTTCTCTCAAGATGGATGTGGGTGGCGCCCTCGAAGCTAAAGGGGACGCAGTGGTTGAATTAGCTTATAGGAAAATAAAGGATGACATTGTGCACTGGGTAAATTTCTTTCTCAGAGTTGTTGCAATTTTAGCTTTAAGTTATTTTAGTGAACAATATTATCCTATGGGCTGGTTCATGTATTCTATCACCACTGTTATACTGGGTCTGGTAGTGTATTTTCAATTTAAAGAAACTGCCTTGAAGCGAGGCTATGACCAAACTACTATGTTATGTATTGCAGGTTTATCTGCAGTAACAGGTGTGCTCTTTGCGTATAGAACATATAGACAATCAAGACGAGTACAAGACAAGTTAGTTAGAGAAAATCGCTTAGACACCAGTAGAGTTAAAGCATTAAGACAGCGCAAAACTGAAGGTATGATTCAAGCGTTGCAAGTTGGCATCACTACTCCGTTAACTATGTATTATGGAGGAGCTGGAGCCAAAAACTGGTGGGGTCAATTTCAATCCGGCATGAGTATTGTCACACAACAGTGGCAACATGCACGTGTTCAAACCGAGATAGCTAAAGGAATTACCGATTGGGTTAATGTGTGGTTGGATAATGACGATGAGGATGAGATTATGGTAAAGCAGATGTTGTCAACGTCTGCTCCCTCTAATGAAACATCTAATAGTAGTCCGGCTGCCCCAGTGGTTAATACTGAAGCCTCACCAGAGCCTGTGGCACAAGGTAAAGAGATTAAAGCTGATGCTTCCGAGCATGCTTTGTTTCTCAAACGTATGAAACGTGAACAAGAGATTAAACAAATTGAGTTTGATCTTAAATTATGCAGAGAAGAAGGCGCTAAATATTTTGGCGTTAAAGACACAAAATTCAATCGTGAACACACTAAACGTGTGAATAAGCTAATGCATGATTATTACTGTGCTACAGAAAGTCTCAGGGTCACTAATGAGAGACTTGTGAATTATAGAAATAATAAGTACAAGAGTGACACTATGAGCAAACAAATGCAACCTATTGTGTTTGTTAAATCTTCCGATAGTAAATCTGATGAGGATTTTGAAGAGATTCCTGATCCTTTATCCCCCCGCGATATCGATGAGTTACAAGTTGGCCGACAGTTAGTGGTCGACGAAATTAAGGCTAGAAGACAAAAGGCTAAAGGATCAAATTGGTTTGGTCTTAGACCAGTCTTTAGAAATGCTTATGAGCGGGTTCGTCAAAGTTGGAAATATATGGAGACCAAACTTCTTCATAATGAAGCAAGTATGTTATTGAACAGAGAGTCGTCCACTTTTAGTGGTAAAGCTAAAAGATGGTTTGTTCAATTCTGTAGTGGTCGCTTCACCAACGAATTGATGTTAAAATTATCAACACCATTTATTTGGATGTTCGCGTATATCGTTGTGTCTACTCGATATATTCGCAGTTTTGTGCAAAAACATAAATGGAAGATTTTGTTTGGTTTGGTGTTTAGCGCTGTCTTGGGAGGGACAGTTTATGCTTTTCGCCGTAACCAAAAAACTATGGTTAAAGAAGCAAACAAACACAAAGGAAAGAAAAGGAAAAGAGTTTATAAACGAACCGGTAAAGATCGTATCCCTGATGAGGTTTATGACAAATTGATGAAGTTTGCTAAATCTCACAATATATCTGATGAAGAAGTTAGTTCCAAGGTTAGATTTTGGCTTGTTGATAATCAAGATACAGAGGAATTTACTTTTGATGATATTTTAGGAGATACATTCGATTATGGTGCTGATGTAGATGACCAATATAAATTCAACAAAGAGAATATGTTTTTAGCTTATGAGACATCATATAAGCGTGAATTTTGGCCATTTGGGCAACCATCAGCCACTAAAGCAAATAACCATATCGATATTGTTAAAGACGCGGCAATAGATCGTTTCCTTGGCTTAACCTACTACCATGTGCTATTTGATGGTGTGTATTCAGCTGTACTTAGAGGTGATGATGGTGAGGTCTTTCAACTATTATCCTATAAAGGCCTTGATGACAGTAGAGATGTGATTGATGAAGACGAGAAATCTTTTGATACTGTATCGTTGGAGTTGGCTCGCGCTAACCTTGATAAAGTTTTCGCTAAAAAAGAGTCACTAAAACCAATGAGTCACCCAATTGACATGCCACCACTGTATGAGCTACAAACTGATATAGGTACAACTACTTGTGTCGTTTTGAAAGCTAGTAGTAGAGCAAGATTGTGTTTACCAGAGCACAACGTCGCTGGAGCTAAAGAAGCTAAGATTATTACTGGCAAAACATCTAATATAATTCTGCAAGATGTACAAAAATCAGCCCAATATGATAATCTATATGCCGACGCGAGTGGCTTGTCTGTTAGTCAATATGGACCAAGTAATATGAGAATGCCTGTACCAGGAGAGCCTTTGGTATTTTTCTATAAACTTGGAGGCAAGTCACAAATGACTTTTGGTAATGCCATTAACTTCATTGATTTCCAGGACGATTCGGGAAAAGAGTATAAAGCTATGAAGTATACTGGTAGTACTGTTGACGGTTCGTGTGGAGGAATTTATGTGTCCACAGTTGATGGATGCTTAGTGGGAATTCATGGGTTAGGAGGTAGAACTGTTTCAGTTTCGAATGCTTTCTACCCTATTACAGATGCGTTTAAAGCGGAGCTTAATAGCAATATTTTAGAACCGCGAATGAAATATTCGAGTTTACCACGATCTGGACGTGATGTCACTATTAAGAGTGCTTCTAATAGTGCCCCTGTCTCGCTTAAATCAGAGGCAAGGCAGGACGTCCCAAACGGGGGTGGCGCGACACGTTCTTAAGAACGTTGTCGCGCTATCCTCAATTCTTCCAAAGGTGGATGGGATACGACCCCGTACGGGACTCTGATCTCGGGGAATTTATCCCATGTTTGGGCAAAGTTCAACGTTTCTTTAAGGAACGTTTAGATGTCAATTATGATGACCCAAATGTATCCCTCTACCTAAACTCTATCGGAGACTCATTGGAGAACTATTGCGACTGGTCAGTTATGCCTAATAAACTGGCAGATAGCAAAGAAGCTTTGATGAGATTTAATCGACCTTTTGACCCTTTCGACGACAAGGTTAAATATCTGTATGACGTGGCATCTCAATGGATGCACGAAGAGTTCTATCCCTATATGTGCGATAGTGTGATGTACTCTTATGATCATGTCGTGGACCACCATTTTGATGAGAACAAATCACCTGGCTGGCCTTGGAATATTTCGTATACAACGAAAGGGGATTATTGGGACAGTGAAGATGCTGGTTTCTTTGATCAGTATTGGGAAGCTTTGGCCACTGATGATCCTATCGTCAGTTACTTCGCTGTTTCTATAAAAGAAGAGTTGAGAAAAACAGGCAAATTACCGCGCACCATGATTGCTGTTGATGTTAATCATGTTGTAGCTAACGCATGTTTATTCTTAAATCAAAATGAGAAAATGCAACAATCTCACTTGCGCCATTCTGGAGCAATTGGGATTTCTATGTTCAATGGAGGGTGGCATATGTTAGCAAGCGAAATGAGAAAAATTGATCGCGGCAACAATGCTGCTGAATTAGATGGAAGTAAGTTCGATGCTGTTACTAGAGAACGACATCATTTACATGTTTGCGAGTTCCGTATTGCTTGCTTAGGCAAGCAGTTTAGAACTGCTAGAAATATAATTAGAGCTCGTAATTTGTATAAGAATAATATTATCAAATTTGTTATAAACGTGGATGGCACTGTCTACGTTATCTTCGTATCTAATCCTAGTGGACAAGGATCCACTACTCACGATAATACTCTAAAGAATTTTATGGATGTCTGTGTGTTATGGCAACTATTGGTTCCTGAGTATTTACGAACATATCAGATGTTTAAGTTGTTTGTGAAGTTAATCCTATGTGGGGATGACATGAGCTTTGTCACAACTTCTGAAATCTGGAAGATATTTAATCCAGAACGTATCATGAGTATTTCTCACCACATTGATATGGTATACACATCTCCCTGTCTTCAACCTAGGCAATTCACCGACACCGAATTTCTTGGGCATGGTTTCAGGATGTTGCATTATAATCGCACCAGTATGTATGTTCCAGTTATAGATTGCCACAAGATGCGATCTAGTTTTGTCAGATATAATAAGACTAGTACTGTTTATGAGACAATTAATCGACTTTGTGGCATTAGGAATGAAACTTGGGGCTGTGAGGAATGTCGAGAATGGTTCCGTGAGGCGGGACTATTCCTTAAGAGATATTACAATTATTTAGAATTCGACCCTCAATGGATAGAATGCTGGAAAGGTTATAAATCTGATTATGATTTGTTCACATTGTACACTGGTTACACTTTAGAACAGTCTATGTTAAATGATTCAGCTGTTTTAAAAGAATGACATCATTCGAACTAAAATTAACTTTTCTCACTCTTCTTTTTATCTTTTGCTTTGATATTTTATTATTAGTATTAATTTACTGTTTGTTACTTAATTTGACTAGAGATGACTGAAACGTCGTTTTACGACGGTCCACTTAATACAGTGGATACTAGTGAACTGTACCAATTATTACAGGATTCCATGCACGGAGGATCTACTCTTGGTGAATCTGAGAGAGTGATACCTTATAGTGATAATATGGGACATGGTACAGAATATGAGTGGGAGTGGAACCTAAGTGGATTTCAAGGACGAATTCCTGGACAACGATACACTGACGAGTCTTTGTTTGTTCGAGCTCGTGGTCTGGATACTAGGAACCAGAAAAATTTGTTGCAATATTTACGTGACACACTTAGTGATCCTACTGGTAGATCGAGTTATGTGCAATACGCTTTCTATCAAACTCCCAACTCTGTTGAGGTGGATCCAATTCCACAAGATATAGACCCACCCAACCATGAGAATTGGCCAATTATACCAATTCCTCCAAGGACGGAAGATCATCCTATATCCGTTCCTATTGATAGCTATTACGACAATCCTGGTTTCGGTTTCGGAACTTATGGAAATTATGTTGGTCCCAATTGGTCAGCGGGAACAGCTATCGATAAACATACCGGTTTTGCGAGCATTGATTGGAGTAAAGCTCCAGTTGATCGGTTGGATGCCTTAGCTCGTGACCATGATATGTGTTACTTCTCTAAAGATGAAAATCACTGTGACTGGAATATGTTTGCTGAAGCTATTAATCACAGGGATCAGATATCTACTTGGCAATGGACAGTTATTGCGGCCATACTACTCAAATATGGTTTAGCTGTTCAATGGTTTGACAAAGACAAAGATGTCCCCGCACCACGCCTGGTTGGGGTTGAGCCCAATCCAGGACCACAAAAGAAGGTTAAAGGTAAAGTCAAAGGTGCCATACGCAAAGTAAAAGAGGAAGTAACAAAAGCTATACGCAATGCTAAAAAGAGTAAGCATACCAAAGGCAAGAAAAAGCGTGGCTCTGGTGGTAAAACTTCTGGTAATTACCACGGATCAGTTGCTGCGACTTATGCTATGCCAACTACCTATGCCACAAAAGCTCAAACTGGTAAAGTTACGGTTACTAGGAGATCTGGTGGCATTAGGGTGTCTGGAACTGAAACTATTACTGATATTAACTCTTTAGGTAATAAGTTTGGTATTACGTATAGCGGTGCTATTAATCCAGGTAATAGCACCATGTTTACCGAATTGTTTAATGAATCAAGAAATTATGAGTTTTACAATTTTCGGTACTTAATGTTTGAGTATTGGGGTAGCGGGAATCAAGTAATACAAGGGCGTATAGGTGCAGCGTTCGATTATGACGCTAAAGATAGTCCCCCCGCTAGTTGGGCAGCTCTAACTAATAAAGAAGGAGCTGTTTCTGGTAATACTTTTCTAAATATTCGTGTACCTATGAATATTAGAAATACAAAATTTATTAATAAATATAAAGTAAGATCCCCCGATGACTCTCCAGCTGGTGTTGATGACACCTATGATTGTGCAATGTTCTATCTAGCATCCAATAGGGTTACTACTATTGGTTCAGATGGTTCAACTCCCGCATACAATGGATATATTGGCGAGTTGAAAGTTTCCTATGTATGTGATCTAGATGTAGTGCATGATGTATCTAATATGCTAGGTGTAACGCCTACCGTCGGTCAATTCAACGGTAGTGGTTTTGCTAGCATAAATACTTATCCAATGGGCGGAACCGCTAGTTATGTAGCGTGGTCCACTCTATTAAAGTCTTCTACTATATCATTTGATCCTCAAAATAGTCTTATAAATGTGTATAGGCCTGGTCGTATAGTTGTTGTCGCTCGTTATTTTGATAATGACGCAACAAATACTTCTGGTGTCGGACTTATTTTGAATACTTCAACTCGAGCAACAACAGTGACTGATTTTGTTACTGCTTCTACAAACATGATCGGTCCACTTTATTCAACTGTTAATGCTCACGGAAGTGTATCAGTACGATTATTTGATATTAGTGCTGATGCTTCTCCTGTTACTCCTGGTGTTATATATGTTCAGGGATCGGGATGCACAACCAATACAGTTAGTCCTGTCAGATTTGAAATCGCTGTTTACCCTTGGGTTAACAATCTGGCCGTTACTAAAAATCCGTATTGGAAGCCTGACTCTCAAGGCAAAAATCTGGGGCCTATTATTGAGGAAGTTAAAGATGAATATCCTGAGAGTGTTTCGCGTGCTTCGGAACAATTTTTGGAAATATCTGATGATGTTGGTGAATTAAAGCGCCAAGTGAATCAGTTACTTACCATCCTAGGAACCACTCATAAATAGAGCCATGTGGCCTCATTAGTGGGTTTTTCGGTACTCCCACTTTTCCCGCTTAGTGAGGATTTATTTTATAAGAACACAAAAACGTCTATCTTGTATACGCGATTGAGGTTTGAGGGGCCGAGTATGGGAAACCGTTGCGTGTGTATTTAGTTAAATGACGACCAGATTAAACTGGTGTTGT